GTACAACCTGATTGTAGAAGTTCATCAATTGTTCCCTCAACGTTTTCTGCTGGTACGACCATCATAAAAATTCCTGGTCCACCAGATTTCACAGTCTGAACAAGAGTTTGAACATCAGTAGTTACTCCATCAACATAACCATTCTCATATGCCTCTTGTGCTTTTTCGTAATTTCTTCGATATCCCCATACTTCAATACCATCTTTCATCATTCGACGAGACATACCCTCGCCCATTCTTCCGAGTCCGATAATTCCTACTTTCATGATTTCTCCCGAATTGCGATTAAAGTGTCATATGGAATCCATGCAGGTTGTTCGCTTTTGAATTGAACTTGAACCTCCGTTATAACCTTCCCCAAATCTTTTCTATAGGTTTGTCTAATATTTTTAACTGCAGATAATGGGTTATTCATTAAACTCTCCGGGCAACAGCACTTTGACTCCTTCTCTTCAATTCGTTGATAATATCACCATACTCATTATACATTCTATCACCAGGGATATAATGTCCTTGTTTGTACTCTAATGCATCGATAATTACTGCATAATCTTTCTGACTGAAATCGGGCATGAAATTTGACATGGGGTTTCTTGTTTAAGTTAATTGAAATTATAGTAGAGTATGTATGTCCAACCACGGAAATATTGGAGGTATTACTCCAATGAGTCGAAGCAAACCCTCAGCAAAAAGTGCAAGAACAACCCAACCAACACAAAAACTGATAATTGAAGCGTTACGATTGTGTCTGCGTATTGCATCATCAATCATTTCCTGACACTGCTTTTCTGTGACGTAGTTCTTTGATTTTATTTCATCCATCCTGTGAGAAGTTCTTCAAATTATCCATGGGGTCAGGTTCTCCTCTTACAATTGCACAAGCTCTTTTATAATAAAAGTTGTCTGTTGTGCCGTTCTCTTCAAATTTTTCTTTAATAGTTTTCCAGTTTTGTAAGTCGTCAGGATGCATAATGGTAGAAAGATTGTCTACAATGCTATTTAATGTAGCAGCACACTACACCAGTGTCAAGTATGTGTTGATTCTCTAACGGAGAGAACAGGAATCGAACCTGCGAAAGTATTACCTCCAGCCGCTTTCAAGGCGGTGTCCTCGACCAACCGGACTCTCTCCTTAAAATTTATCGAACTTCAAAGTCCAATCTCTTTACTTTACGTCTGCGTCTTTCTTCCTGGTAAATAAGTTCTTCCTTAGAAAAGTGACTAGTAATTTTTCTTTCTACATTATTGGTAACCATAACCACTTTATTGAGGTCTTTGGCACCAACTTTGTTTTCCAATAAACTCATTTGATTGGGGCAACCACAGAACTGCAACTTACTGCTACTCGTCAGTTCCGTTTTGCATTCTTTACATCTTACAGTAATCATTTTTTAAATCTCAAATCAATTTAATATATTTATATGGGTGAAGAGGGATTCGAACCCCCGACCAATTGCGTGTAAAGCAACTGCGCTACCACTGCGCCATTCACCCAACTCCCCCGGCAGGATTCGAACCTGCGACCAGACGATTAACAGTCGTCGGCTCTACCGCTGAGCTACAGAGGATTGAGGAAGGACCGTAGTCCTATAGTATTTCTACTATATCTTGTGGTTTGATAACAGAATTCACCGTATATGCCTCGGGGTTAAGTCCCCAAAGATTTTGGAGTGCTTGTTTATCAAGAGATGTAAATCCATAGTAGAAAAAAGCAGGACCCTGATAAACATTATATGACATAATGGTATCTGCTACTGTGAAATCAGGATCATTTCCTTGTCCTCTTGGATGTCCAAGTCCAAGAGTATGTCCGAGTTCATGACGAAGAATATACTTTTCAAGGAGACTAACGTGATCATCATTGTCTCTAAAGAAAATTTTCATTCTCTTTGTGCCAGCAGATGCCCTACCAACAACTGCATCATCAACAAGAAATGTTGAGTTCTGATGACCTAAATCACTAAACTCAAGAAGAGTGTCATCTGTAATTTCTGGCACTGAAATAAATCGAATGTCATCATCACGCTTTCTTGTCTTCTTAAAAGTAATTCCAGTTACTTCATCAATCTCTTCGAGCATAGCACGAATTTCTTTTCTCTCTGCTCGCGATATTGTTTTCTTTTTCCAAGAGTAATGAATTACATTATCATATCCAGACAAGTAGTCCATATATCGGAACCAATCATTTGATATGATATCATTAATTGTTTTTTGCATGTGATCAGGATTCAAAATAAATGGGGATAAATCCCAAGCGGAGTATCGGAATCGAACCGACGACATCTAACTTGGAAGGATAGCGTTCTACCGCTGAACTAACTCCGCAAGGAGCCTTTGACAAGATTTGAACTTGCGACCTGAGCTTTACAAAAACCCTGCTCTACCACTGAGCTACAAAGGCAAGACGACTCAGGTAGGACTCGAACCTACGACCAACTGCTTAGAAGGCAGTTGCTCTATCCATCTGAGCTACTGAGTCTTAAGAACCCTGTAATTATAACCCACAAGATAGGAGTTGTCAAATATTAGGTACGCTGCCTATAGCGTTCAAACTCTTCTGGGGTGATCTGCTCTAGAGATACAATTTCAAGTTCTTCGCCTTGTGGTTCAATCCAATCAGCAAATTCTTCATAGAGTGCTCTGCAGTCTCCGATTGGCATTTTTTCCATATCAAAACGATCAATTGCCCAAGTTGTAATTCCCTCAACAAGTTGTTCAGTCGTCAGTTCGTCCATAGTAATCTTTTCGGTAGTATCTGCTGAGGATGTTACTATTGTAGTATCTGGGGACTCCTGTGTCAAGCTCTTCGATGAGGACGTTGTGGTAGAAGAGTTGTCTTGTTTCTTCAAAATTAGTTTTGCCCTTCGTTTTATGAAGACTGAGGATAGTTCGACTAAAATTAAGTTTGCCGATTCTTTCAATATCCTCCTTAAGTTCCGGACAAGACCCATAATAATTCCTCCAATCAGATTCTTGTTTTACTTTGCGTTTCTTTCCTTTTGGTGTTCGAAAAGACCAAAAATATTTTCGCCCAATGTATTGTCGTTGGTTTGTGAGATTGGTAATGAGATAAACAAAACCAAAGTTGTCCCGAACATCATCCCCAGTAAAAGGTCTCTCCAAATATATCCATGGGTTTTCATAATCAATATCGATACTCATCAAGCATATCTAGAACTTTATCTAGATATTTATTCCCAATCTCATAATCATGTTCGTTTCTCATTTCATACTTTATTCTTAAGACTCTAACTTTAATTTCTTCTTTTGTCAATTCATTTCTAGGCATAGTCATGGAGAATATAGGGGGGGTTCCCCCTATTTAAGCACAATATTCAGAGTTTAAAACCACTAAATGTGTCTTTGCTAACATCTTGCTTGATACCACCAACAACATAACTCTCAACTTCCGTTTCCTGTGGTGCTACCTGAAGACCCTTAGAAGAGATCCAGTGCTGTGTCCAGGGGAGTGGGTTGTTACTTGCTGAAATATCATATTGTGGTTTCAATCCAATTGCTTTCAGTCTACGATTAGCAATCCATTCAACATACTGCTGAAGAAGTTTGTCATTGAGTCCGATCATGCTGCCATCTTTGAACAGATAATCTGCCCATCTCTTTTCTTCATTTACAGCGTTGTCGAACATCTTATACGTCCACTCTTCTTCTTCCTTCATAATCTCTTTCATCTCTGGATCATCGCCCGATCTCCACTTGTTCAAAATGTTCTGGGTAATTGCCAGATGTTGATTTTCATCTCTAGCAATCAATGAGATGATTTTAGCTGATCCTTCCATGAGCTTAAGTTCGCCAAATGCGAAAGAACAAGCAAAACTAACGTAGAACCTAATACCTTCAAGAACATTAACGTTTGCAACTGCTCTGTAGAGTTTTCTTTTGACATCTCTGATTTCCCATTCGGATGTAGGTGAACCTCTAAATTCTTCACGCCACATATTTCCAGTTCCCCATGTTTGAGCACTGTTGATAAAATCATCATATGCTCCTGTAACACTACTAGAACGCTCTAGAATGCGTTCATCAGTGACGATCTTGTCAAATACCTCTGAAGGGTCGCTATAGACATTCTTGATAATATAGGTATAAGAGCGACTATGAATCATCTCCATAAATCCCCAAACCTCCATACATGCCTCTAACTCAGGTAAAGAGCAGTATGGTATAAAAGCCATCCCAGGACCACGCCCTTGAATGGAGTCAAGCATAATTTGATACTTGAGGTTACTGGTATAGATATGCTTTTGTTCCGAACTAAGTGTTTGATAATCCCCACGATCTTTCTGTAATGAAACTTCCTCCGGTCTCCAGAAATATCCAAGTTGTTGAGTTGTAAGTTTATCAAAGACTGGATACTTGTATGAATCATATCTCTGAACTCCCAGAGGTTTGCCGAAAAACATCGGTTGCTTCTTAGTATTAACTTGTTCCGTATTAAATACGGTCATTCCCCGAACTTCTGTTTTTGCTTCTTGCGATGAACTTACTTTAAACTGCACAGGATTCACACTCTCCCTCCTCTATTGTACTTAATTCTTCTACTAATTTTTTCAAATCGGGTTTCTCATCAATAACCTCATCGGTCTTAATGTCATATGTATTTTGATAGTATGATGTCTTCCACCCGTACTTATATGTAGTTAAAAAATCATTTGCCATCACAGAAACTGGAACTTCATTGTCTGGATAGTTCTCAGGATTATAGGACCAATTCCCAGATATAGCTTGATCAAAAAATTTCTGCATTACTGCCACAATATTAATATACCCAGTGTTATTTGCCATCTCCCAAAGAAGAGTATAGTTATTCTTTAGTGTGGCATACTGAGGAACAATTTGCTTAAGAGGTCCTTTCTTTGATTTTTTAATGGACAAGTATCCGCGAGGTGGTTCGATTCCATTAGTTGCGTTTGACACAACGGAACTGCTCTCTGATGGCATTTGTGCGGACAATGTTGAGTGCCTAAGACCGTGCTCCAAGATAGATGCTCTAAGAGATTCCCAGTCACGTTCTAACTCCTGTGTACTAATTTCATCAACATCTTTCTTATAGGTATCAATAGGTAAGATTCCATCAGCATACTTAGTGCGACCAAAATTCTCACACCATCCTTTCTCTTTTGCAAGTTGATTAGAGGACTTGAGAAGATAATATTGGAAGTTCTCAGTGAGACCATGAACAGCGTCCCATGCTTCTTGAGAGTCATAATTATAACCCAACTTAGCAAGATAGTGGGCAAGACCAATGAAACCGATTCCAAGGGATCTACGTGCCTTTGTAGCAATTTCTGCTGCCTTGATAGGATACTTCTGATAGTCAATCAGTTCTTCAAGTCCACGAACAGATAGATCACAGAGATTCTCTAGTTCTTCATCAGACTTAACCTTTCCAACATTAATAGCAGAAAGAATACAAAGAGCAATTTCACCATGCTCATCATCGATATGCTGAAGAGGATATGTTGGGAGAGTAATCTCCTGACATAGATTAGACATCTCAATCTTGTCCTTAAAAGAGGAATGAGTATTGCAGTGATCAATATTCATCAAGTAGATACGACCAGTTTCTGCTCTCTCCTTCAGCAGATTGAGGATGAGTTCTTGCGCCCCAACAGTCTTTCTCGAAACAGACTCATCTCGTTCGTAACTAGCATATAAGTCGTCAAATGCATCAGTACCAAAAGCATCATACAAACCTGGTACGTCATGCGGTGAGAATAAGCTAATCTCTCCATCCTGGATGAAACGCTCGTAAAAAAGTTTTGAAATCTGGATGGAGTAGTCAAGTTTTCTTACGCGATTATCTTCTGTACCTTTGTTGTTCTTCAGGACAATGATATCCCCTATTTCTTGGTGCCAGATTGGAAAGTGGACAGTCGCTGACCCACCTCGTATACCGTTTTGCGTGCAGCATCTGACAGTTGCTTCAAACTTTTTGAGGAAGGGGACCACACCTGTGTGTTGAACCTCTCCGCCTCTGATTTTGCTGTTGA